AGAAACTAGCTTTGAACTAGTTGATGGTGTTCAATATGAGAAAGGTTTAACTAACTCACATTTTGTAACTAGTCAAGAAAAAAGAGTTGCAGAGCTTGAAAAGCCAGTTGTATTACTATTAGAATCACCAATTGAAACTATTAGAAAAATACAATCAGTATTAGAACATGTAATACAAAATAATATACCTTTATTGATTATAGGTGATTTAGATCCACAAGTTGTATCTACATTAGCTATGAATAAAGTTAAAGGTAATATAAAAGTAAACGTTATAAACGCTCCAACATACGGTATTAATAAAAAAGATGTATTATCTGATTTAGCGGTATTAACAGGTGCTACAGTTATAAACGAAGATCTTGGTGATGACTTAGATGTTATAAATCCAGATTTATTAGGTACATGTTACAGAAGTGTAACAGATGATTATGAAACTATACTACAAGTAGATAACGAAACAGAAGAAGTCAAAAATCTTATAGAAGAGGTTAAAAACCAAATCAAGGAAGCTAAAGCTCCTGGTGATGTAATTAGATTAGAAAAAAGACTTTCAAGGTTATCTGCTAAAGTAGCTATAGTAAAAGTAGGTGCTAATTCAGAAATTGAATTAAAAGAAAAGTCAGATAGAGTTGAAGACGCTATATGTGCAACTAAAGCCGCTATTAAAGAAGGTATAGTTTCAGGTGGTGGAATTGCTCTACTAGACGCATCTACAAAAGTTAAACCTAAGAATATAGGTGAAGAAATACTACTAGAAGCTATTAAGGCGCCTTTTAAGAAGATATTAAGTAATTCTGGTGTTGAGTTTAAGGTTTCAGGTAAAGAAGGCGTAGGAGTTGATGTAGTAACAGGTAAGATGGTTAATATGATTAAAAAAGGTATTATTGATCCTTTATTAGTTACTAAAAGTGCACTTAAAAATGCAGCTTCTGTAGCCACAACTATATTGTCAACTGATTGTGTAATTAATAACTTAAGAGTTGGAGATGAAAGCAATAGGTAACAATATAATTATAGATAAAATAAAAGAAGCGCCTGTATCCAAAACGGATGGAGGTTTGCTTCTTACAGAGTCGCAAAGACAAGATGTTAGATACAAGAAAGCTAAAGTAGTAAACTTTGGTGATCTTGTTAATGGTATAAAAGAAGGTGATGTTATTTTTTATGATAAGCACGCTGGCCATAAGGTTGAAATAGATAACAATGCTTACTATGTTATTAGACTGCAAGATGTTGTGATTGTTTTATGAGAATAGAAGCTAGTGATATTAAAGATTTAAACTTATTAAAGCATTATAGAATTATAAGAAAGTGGGCGTGTAGAAACAATGACTTAACTGATGCTGATTTAGAGCTTTTAATATACCTAGACTGTATTGATCTTTTTACTAAAAAAGATTTTATGGATGGCTCTTATTCTTATAGCTGGGATAAAAGAAGGTGGAACAAGTTGTTGAAAGAAGATTGGGTGCAAGTATGGAGGCCTAGAAATAGAACTACTCAAAAATATCATATATATAAAGTTTCTTTTAAAGGTAAACAACTTATACAAAGAATATATAGAATTATGATAGGTACAGAAGATATACCTACTAGTACTAAAAGAAATGTCATAATGAAAGGTGGTACATACACTGATAAAGTTTTGATAACTTCTATAAAAAACGTAAACAAAGATAAAAACAGATAACTATGAATAATCAACTAATTAATGAGCAAATTGATCCAATGACTGGAGAAGTTGTTCAGTTTACTACTACACCACCACCACCAGCTAACGAGTTAGGTTCAGCTAAACCATTGTTTAATGATGGATCTAGAAATTACGCTAAGTCTATATATGGTGATGTAACACAGAGACAAAATTCTTTAGGAACTAACGCGCCATTGTTTAAAAAGAGCTGTGGCTATAAAAAATAAAACTATGAAAGGAAAAAACGGAATTGTTGGAGAAAATACTTTATGGGACGGACCATTAAGTCAAGCGGGTAGACCACATAAAAAAGGATCTAGTTCAGGTATAAACGGTATGGAAATATCAAAATCACCTGTAGCCTATAAAGCTGGACCAATTACCAAGAGAGCGAAATGAGTGATTTGAAATTATACTTCGCAAATACATTGACTCTAGGAGTTACAACTCTTACAAACATAGAGATGAGTTTAAAGATTTTTTTATTATTGCTTTCAATAGGTTACACTATAAGTAAATGGATTAATATTAAAAAAAATAAATAATGGCTTATAAACAAATGGATAGTTCACCTTTTTTAAGAGTTAGAAAAACAACTAAAGGAAAAGGTAGAAACTTTAGAACAACAGAAGAAGGCGCTGGAATGACAGCTGCTGGTGTTAAAAAATATAAAAAAGAAAATCCAGGTAGTAAACTTAAAACAGCTGTAACTGGCGATGTTAAACCTGGTAGTAAAGCTGCTAAAAGAAGAAAATCTTTTTGCGCTAGATCTAAAGGTTGGACTGGCGAGAGAGGTAAAGCGGCTAGAAAAAGATGGAAATGTTAAAAATAAAACTATGAAAAACAAAGAAAAAGTAGAAGTAAAAGGTAAAGCAAAAAGTCCTTTATATGTTAAAGGCTCTTTTATGTCAAAGCATTGTAAATCAAGTGTTGGATCTCCGTTGAATAAAAAAAGCTGTAGCAAATACTAGTATGGCTTTCAGTATGAAGATGGGTAAGCTGTCTATGGATAACACTCCTATATATCAGGTTGACACTGAGAAAGGTGTTATGGGTCAAGCTTTAAATAACGGCTCTATACTGATAGATAAGCACTTAAGAGGTAAAGATAAAGAAGAAGTTATAAAGCACGAAAAAGTGCATCTAGATCAGATGAGTAGAGGTGATTTAGACTATGACGATAAAAATGTTTACTGGAAAGGTAAAAAATACTCTAGGTCAGTAATGAATGAAGGAGCTAAAAATTTACCTTGGGAAAAAGAAGCATACAATAAAACTAAAAAATGAAAAAAATCCTAAGCCTTTTAACAGGTGGTCTTATCAAAGACGTTGGCAGTGTGATAGACAAACTAACTACTACGGATGAAGAAAGATTAGCTGCAAAACAAAAAATACAAGAATTATTAGAACAAGCAGACAAAGACGCTCAAGCTCAAGTAACTGATCGTTGGAAAGCAGATATGGCTAGTGATAGTTTTTTATCTAAAAATATACGACCATTAGTTCTAATATACTTAACTATAATTTTTACAGTATTATCTTTTTTTGATGGTAATATTGGTGGATTTAAAGTTGCTCAACAATACATACCTATATTTCAGTCACTATTAATAACAGTATACGGTGCTTATTTTGTAGGCAGGACTTGGGAAAAGTCTAAACAATCAGGTAATAATAAATAGTAATAAATAAAATGTCTAAAACAATTAAATTAAATCAAATGGAAAACAAGATCACACAAGAAGAGTTGAAAAACTTACAAGAGTCACAAGCAAGAATGAACCAAGCTTTATCGCAAGTTGGTTTAGTTGAAGCCCAAAAACATTCGTTATTGCATTCAATTGCTGACTTAAACAAAGAATTAGAAACTACTAAGAAAACTTTAGAAGAAAAATACGGAAGTGTTAATATAAATCTAGAGGATGGTAGCTACGAAGAAATCAAAGCTGAAGAAGTAGAAGCTTAACTATGTCATCTATTATAAGAAAAATTAGTATAGGTTCGGACTATAAAAACGATGCAATGCATTACGCGTTGGGTCAATCAGTGTATGGTGGTCACGAAATATCACATATACTACACGATGAATCTAACAATTCTTATAGTATACACATAAAAAAGGACAACGAGGTATTGCCATGGAAGAAATTTAATTCTAACATGGCTATATCTGTTGAATATGATTTAAAATACTAATGAGAAGTGTTTTTGACTTTATAGTTAAACCTATAGAAGGACGATATAAAAACGATATAAACGTTAATGGTAAAAAACTTATATTAAATTCTAACATAGAAAATTTTAAGTTTATAAGTAGGACAGCAGAGGTGGTATCTGTACCTCTATCATTAAAGACGTCAATACAACCTGGTGATACCATTATAATTCACCACAACGTATTTAGAAGATATTATAATCAAAAAGGAGAAGCTGTAGACAGTAGTAAACTTTTTAAAGAAAATCTTTACTTTTGCCAACCAGATCAAATTTATTTATACAAAAGAAATGGTAAATGGAAGCCTGTAGGTAACAGGTGTTTCTTAATGCCAATAGAGAATAATGATACTTTCTCAATGGATAAAGAGCGTAAGGATATTGGTATACTAAAAATTGGTAATAGTTCGTTAGAAGCGCTAGAAATAGCCGAAGGAGACTTAGTTGGATTTAAAAGCAATAGAGAATTTGAATTCATAGTTGACGATCAGCGACTTTACTGTATGGAATCTAATGATATTTTATTAAAGTATGAATATAAAGGAGACGAAAAAGAATATAATCCTGGCTGGGCAAAAAGCAGTTGAGGAATTAATTCAAGTAGCTAAAGAAAAAATAGTTGACTCAGATGATGATATATCTGCTGATAGATTAAAAAACGCTGCCGCAACAAAGAAGCTAGCTATTTTTGATGCTTTTGAAATACTTAGTAGAATAGAAGAAGAAGAAAAGCTTTTAGAAGAAAAGCCAAAAGATGTTAAACAAGAAAAATCTTTTAGAGGTTTTGCTGAAGGTAGGTCTAAATAATGTACGAGCAAACATTAATACGTACTGTAAAAGATCACATAAAACCAGCAGTACTTAAAAGAAATAATAGATACAAAAAGTGGGAAAAAGGCTATAACCCTGAGTACGATGTAGTTATAATAAGTGGAGATGGAACTATAGGTGAAATTGTAGAGATTCAAAACTTAAAAATAGCGTTACCGTTAAAACCTAAGAATATTTATAAATGTTCTCAGGATAAAAAAGATCAAGTTTGGACAAAGTTGGAATATCCAAAAGAGCTATCTAAAATAAAGAGTGTTTTTGATTGGGAAAAATATCCAACTGATTTTAAAGAAAAGTGGTACGAATACATAGATAAAGAATTTGAAAAAAGAGAAAAAGGTTTTTGGTTTTATAACAATGGTAGTCCAACTTACGTTACTGGTACTCATTACATGTACTTGCAGTGGTCCAAGATTGATATTGGGTCAGCAGACTTTAGGGAGTCAAACAGAATATTCTTCTTATTCTGGGAAGCTTGCAAGGCAGATAAAAGGTGTTATGGAATGTCGTATCTCAAGAACAGACGTTCAGGATTTTCATTCATGGCTTCGGGCGAGACAGTCAATATGGCAACCATATCAACGGATTCACGGTTTGGGATATTGTCCAAATCTGGTGCCGATGCGAAAAAGATGTTCACAGATAAGGTTGTCCCAATTTCGAGTAACTATCCGTTCTTTTTCAAACCCATCCAAGACGGTATGGACAGGCCAAAAACAGAACTTGCCTATAGGGTCCCCGCGTCGAGGCTCACCAGACGTAAACTTAACGAAGGTGAAACCCAAGAGGAACTAGAAGGATTAGATACAACTATTGACTGGAAAAACACGGGAGATAACTCTTATGATGGTGAAAAATTAAAACTACTAGTACACGATGAAAGTGGTAAGTGGGAAAGACCAGACAATATATTAAATAACTGGAGGGTTACAAAAACCTGTTTAAGATTAGGTAGTAAAATTGTTGGTAAGTGTATGATGGGATCAACATCAAATGCTTTAGAGAAAGGTGGTGGAAATTTTAAAAAACTTTATTATGCATCAGACGTCACAAACAGAAACCGCAATGGGCAAACTAGCTCAGGATTATATTCTTTGTTCATACCTATGGAATGGAACTACGAAGGATTCATTGATTCTTTTGGATTACCTGTATTCGATAACCCGAAAAAAGAAACTAGAGACCCTAACGGCGATTTAATAACTCACGGAGTTATAGAGCATTGGGAAAATGAAGTAGAAGGTTTAAAAAATGATCAAGACGGATTAAACGAATATTATAGACAATTTCCAAGAACAGAGAAACACGCTTTTAGAGATGAAGCTAAATTATCTTTGTTTAATTTAACTAAAATATACGAGCAAATAGATCATAACGAGGAGTTTGCTAATACTAAAACAGTTACTAGAGGAAGTTTTCAATGGGAGAACGGCGTTAAAGATACTAGAGTTATATTTACGCCAAATAAAGATGGTAGATTTTTAGTTAGTTGGGTTCCACCTACAAATCTTCAAAACCGTGTGATAGTAAAGAATGGGGTTAGGTTTGCAGGTAATGAACATATAGGAGCTTTTGGGTGTGACAGTTATGATATTTCTGGTACTGTTGATAATAGAGGTTCTAAAGGAGCTTTACACGGTTTAACTAAATTTAGTATGGAAGATGCTCCAGCTAATATGTTCTTTTTAGAGTATATAGCTAGACCTCAGACAGCTGAAATGTTTTTTGAAGATGTATTAATGGCTTGCATATTTTATGGTATGCCAATACTAGCAGAGAATAATAAACCAAGGTTATTATACTATTTTAAAAGAAGAGGTTATAGAGGTTTTTCTATAAATAGACCAGATAAAGTATTTGCTAAATTATCAACTACTGAAAAAGAAATAGGTGGTATACCAAACTCTAGTGAAGATATTAAACAAGCTCATGCAGCTGCAATTGAATCTTATATAAACGATTACGTTGGCGCAACAGAAAGAGGTTATGGAAATATGTTTTTTCAAAAAACCTTAGAAGAGTGGGCTAAGTTTGATATTAATAATAGAACAAAGTTTGATGCAACTATAAGTTCTGGATTAGCTATAATGGCTTGTAATAAAAATAAGTATACACCAGTATATAAGCAAAATAAAAAACCTGTTAACGTTTCTCTTGGTAGATACGATAATAATGGATTTACTTCAAAAATAATACGATAAATGATTTACAAAAACGTAAATAGTACATTCCCAAGTCAGGTAGTATCTGACGCAGAGAAACAAAGCTTGGAATACGGACATGATGTTGGGAGAGCTATAGAGAACGAATGGTTCCGTGGAGACAGAGGTGTTGGTGCTGGGGGTAGATTTGGTAATAATTGGCAAAACTTTCATAGATTACGTCTTTACGCTAGAGGAGAACAGTCTGTTCAAAAATATAAAGATGAAATGTCTATTAATGGTGATTTATCTTATTTAAACTTAGACTGGCAACCTGTTGCTGTTTTATCTAAGTTTGTTGATATTGTAGTTAACGGTATGACTGATAAAGGTTATAAAATAAAATCTTTCGCTACAGATCCATACGCTTTAAAACATAGAACTGATTATACTAAAGGCGTTATAAGAGATATGAATGCTAAGCCTTTATTAGAAGATATTAAAAACAAACTTGGTACTGATTTATTTTCAACTAACGATCCATCTAACTTACCTGAATCAAGAGAAGAGTTAGATCTTTTTATACAGTTAAACTATAAGCAAGCTATAGAAATAGCTGAAGAAGAAGTAATAGATAATATACTAGAGTTTAATAAATACGAAGAAATTAAGAAAAGAGTTGCACAAGATTTAACTATATTAGGTATTGGTGCTACTAAAACTAATTTTAATTTATCTGAAGGTGTTACAATTGATTATGTTGATCCTGCTAACTTAGTTTATTCTTATACTGAAGACCCAAATTTTGATGACATATATTATGTTGGAGAAGTTAAAGGTATTTCGCTACAAGAATTAAAGAAAGAGTTTTCTGATTTAACAGATTCTGACTTAGAAGAAATACAAAAACAACCTGGAAATAATAATTTCACTAGACAATATAATGGTCAAGATGATAATTACGACACTGTCCAGGTTTTATACTTTGAATATAAAACTTATTCTAATCAAGTATTTAAAATAAAGAAAACTGATCAAGGTTTAGAAAAAGCTCTTGAAAAACCAGATACATTTAATCCACCAGAAAGTGATAACTTTGAAAGAGTTTCAAGATCAATAGAGGTTTTATATAGTGGTGCTAAGATCTTAGGTAGTAATAAAATGCTTAAATGGGAACTAGCTGAGAATATGACTAGACCATATAGCGATCAAACTAGAGTTGAAATGAATTACTCAATTTCAGCACCTAGAATGTATAAAGGTAAAATAGATAGTATTGTAAGTAAATGTATTGGCTTTGCTGATATGATTCAAATAACTCATTTAAAAATACAACAAGTACTTTCTAAAATGGTACCTGATGGTGTTTTTGTTGACGTTGATGGTTTAGCTGAAGTTGATTTAGGTAATGGTACTAATTATAATCCGCAAGAAGCTTTAAATATGTACTTCCAAACTGGTAGTATTATAGGTAGATCTTTAACTCAGGACGGTGATCCAAACAGAGGTAAAGTACCTATTCAAGAATTAAACTCTTCTTCTGGTATAAACAAAATACAAGCACTAACTCAAACTTATCAGTATTATTTACAAATGATAAGAGATGTAACAGGTTTAAACGAGGCTAGAGATGGTAGTATGCCAGCTAAAGATTCTCTTGTAGGTTTACAAAAACTAGCAGCAGCTAATTCTAACGTAGCTACGAAACACGTGTTACAGTCGTTAATGTATATAACAGTTAGAACATGTGAAAATATAAGCTTAAGAGTAGCGGATATGTTAAACTTTCCTCTTACTAAAAATGCTTTAATGAATTCTATAAACTCTATAAACGTAGCAACTCTTGAGGAAATAGATAAACTCAATATGCACGAATTTGGTATATTTTTAGAATTAGAACCTGAAGAAGAAGAAAAAGCTAACTTAGAGAAAAATATTCAAATAGCTTTACAGACTCAAAGTATAAACTTAAGCGATGCTATTGATATTAGACAGATTAGAAACTTAAAACTTGCTAATCAGTTTTTAAAGAATAGACAAAAATTAAAAAGAGATCAAGAACAACAAGCTCAACAAGCTAATATTCAAGCACAAGCTCAAGCGAATGCTGAGTCTGCAGAAAAAGCTGCTATGGCTGAAATGCAAAAGCAACAAGCTTTAGCTCAAACAGAGTTACAAATAGAGCAAGGTAAATCTCAATTTAAGATACAGCAAATGCAACAAGAAGCTGAGATCAAAAAACAATTGATGGCTGAAGAGTTTAATTACAAAATGCAATTAGCTCAAGTACATGCAAATGCAGAGAAAAATAAAGAAAAAGAAATTGAAGACAGAAAAGACGAAAGAACTAGAATACAAGCTACTCAACAGTCTGAACTGATAAGTCAAAGACAAAACGATTCATTACCAAAAGACTTTGAGTCTGCAGGTATGGACAACCTAGGAGGTTTCGGCTTAGAGCAGTTTGATCCTAGATAAAAGTTTATTAACTATTTAATTATATTATATTATGTCAGAAGTAAAACAAGAGGGTGATTTCAAAATGAAATCTAAACCTAAACCAAAAAGACCTAAGAATTTAGGTAAAAAAAATGAAATAACAAAAGTGGATTTATCTAAGCCTTCAGAAGAAAGTCAAGGCGAAGTTATACCAGATGTTACAAAAGTAGAAATTAAAGAACCAGTTGCTGAAGAAACTACTAAAGAAACTGTTGAAGAGGTTGTAGAAGAAGTTGAACAAAATGATTCTATTATTGAAGAAATAACTGAAGAAGAAATAGTAGAGGTTACTAAAGCTGTGGAGCAAGAGGTTGCTGAAGCTGTTAGAGATGAAAAGGTTTTAGGTAAACAACTACCAGAAAACATCGAAAAATTAGTTTCATTTATGGAAGAAACAGGTGGCACGATCAACGACTACGTTAGATTAAACACTGATTATTCTACTATTGATGAAAAAACATTACTAAGAGAATATTATAAAAAATCAAAACCTTATTTAGATAAAGATGATTTAGACTTGATTATGGAAGATAACTTCAAGTATGATGAAGATTTAGATGAGGAAAAAGATATTCGCAGGAAAAAACTTGCGTATAAAGAAGAAGTTGCTAAAGCCAAAAACTTTTTAGAAGAAACCAAGAGTAAATATTACGACGAAATCAAGTTGAGACCCGGCGTAACTCAGGAACAACAAAAAGCAAATGACTTTTTCAACAGATTCAACGAGGATCAAAAGGCTGCAGAAAAAAAGCATAACGATTTCTTACAAAGAACTAAAAATTTACTTAACAATGATTTCAAAGGTTTTGATTTCAAAGTTGGTGAGAAAAAATTTAGATACGGAGTAAAAAATGTTAACGAGGTTGCTGAAGCACAATCTGATATTTCAAACTTTATAGGGAAGTTCCTAGATAAAGAAGGTAACATATCGGACGCTAAAGGTTATCACAAAGCTCTGTACGCTGCTAGGAACGCTGATACTATAGCGCAACACTTTTATGAGCAAGGTAAAGCTGACGCTGTAAAAAATGTTGTGGCAAAATCTAAAAACATTAAAACTGACCCAAGACAAACGTCTAGTGGTAGTGTTTTTGTAAATGGATTAAAAGTTAAGTCGATTAGTGGAGCAGATTCCTCAAAACTAAAAATTAAAAAAAGAACTTTTAACTAAAAAAAATTAAAATTATGGCATTAAGTCCAACATTCGGTTCAATTAAGCCGAGTCAAAAACAACAAATTTTAGAATCTAACTTCTTATCATTTAACGGTGGTGCAGGGGCTGGAGACTCAAACTCATTTGCACAACAGTACTTACCTGAGATCTACGAACAAGAAGTAGAGCGTTACGGAAACAGAACATTATCTGGATTCTTACGTATGGTAGGAGCAGAAATGCCAATGACTTCTGATCAAGTAATTTGGTCTGAACAAAACAGATTGCACGTAGCATACAATGACGTATCTAACGATGGAACAAACACTCTTACTTTCGCTGTAGGTGGAGCAGGAGATGCTTTCGTAGAAAACGTTATTTCTAAAAACCAAACTATTGTAATTTTAGATCCAGCAGGATTAGAATTAAAAGCTTTAGTTACTGAATCTTCTCAAGCTGGTGTATTGGCAACTGTAGAAGTAGCACCTTATACTGCTGCTAATACTGGAGCTTTAGCTGCTACTGGATTGAAGATTTTTGTATACGGTTCTGAGTATGGAAAAGGATCTTCTGTAGTAAACTCTACTGGAGCTGCAGATGTAAGTGGATATAAATCTATTACTCCTTCTTTCACTCAATTCTCTAACTCACCAGTTATCATTAGAAACAAATACGTAGTATCTGGATCTGATATGGCACAAATCGGTTGGGTAGAAGTTGCAACTGAAGACGGAACTTCTGGATATTTATGGTACTTAAAAGCTGAATCTGAAACTAGATTACGTTTTGAAGACTATTTAGAAATGTCTGTAGTAGAAGGAGAAAAAGCTGCTGCTGGATCTGGAGCTGAAACTGCTGGAGTAAAAGGTACTCAAGGTTTATTCGCTGCAATCAAAGACAGAGGTAACACTAACGTAGGATTTACCGCTGCTGGTGGATTAGACACATTTGATGAGATCTTGAAAAACTTAGATACTCAAGGAGCTATTGAAGAAAACATGTTATTCTTAAACAGACAAACGTCTTTAGATTTTGATGATATGTTAGCTGGTGTAGGTGCTACTGCTGGTGGAACTTACCAAGGTGGTAGTTCTTATGGAGTATTTGAAAACTCTGAAGATATGGCATTAAACTTAGGTTTCTCTGGATTCAGAAGAGGTTCTTATGACTTCTACAAAACTGACTGGAAATACTTAAACGATGCTTCTACTCGTGGAGCTATTCAAGGAGCTACAGCAAGTGTTGAAGGTGTTTTAATACCTGCAGGAACTTCTACAGTTTATGATCAAATCTTAGGAACTAACATCAGACGTCCATTCTTACACGTACGTTATAGAGCTTCACAAGCTGACGACAGAAAGATGAAGACTTGGTTAACTGGTTCTGCAGGAGGAGCTGTAAGTTCTGACCTAGATGCAATGGAAGTAAACTTCTTATCAGAAAGATGTTTATGTGTACAAGGAGCTAATAACTTTGTATTATTCCAAGGAGTATAATTATTATGTAATTCTTACCCTCGTTAAAACAACGGGGGTAATTATTACCCTTATTAAACTATTAAATTTTATTATATTATGGCTAAACAAGCTACAGCTAAAAAAGTCGAGGTAGCACCTCAACCAAAAGTAGAAACTAAAAAAGTGTCTACACCAGTACAACCTGCTAAACCAAAGTGGGAAATAAAAGATAGAACGTATGTGTTAAATGGAAACATTAGTCCATTAACTTTAACCATACCATCTAAACATACTAGAAAACACTCTTTATTATTCTTCGATGAAGAAGCTGGAGAGCAAAAAGAAATAAGATACGCGACGAATCACTCGTCTGTATTTAAAAACGAACAAGAAGGAGAAGCTACGTTAGGTCACATCGTATTTAAAGATGGATCATTGACTGTACCTAAACAAAAACAAAACTTACAAAAGCTATTATCTTTGTATCACCCTTTAAGAGGAAGAATATACACTGAGTTTAGCCCTGTAAAAGTAGCTGAAAACGAATTAGATATATTAAATTCTCAAATACAAGCAATGAATGCTGCTAAAGAAATGGATATTGACCATGCTGAAGCAATATTAAGAGTAGAGCTTGGTTCTGCTGTTGCTAAGATGAGTTCTAAGGAGCTTAAAAGAGATTTACTATTGTTCGCTAGAAGTAACCCTGATATGTTCATAGAACTAGCTAATGACGATAACGTGCAATTAAGAAACTTTGCAATTAGAGCATCAGAAGCTGGAGTTATAAAACTATCTCAAGATCAAAGAACTTTTGCTTGGGGATCAAACGGAAGAAAATTAATGAATGTTCCATTTGATGAAAACCCTTTCTCTGCATTTGCAGCCTTCCTTAAAACTGACGAAGGAG